ATTTAATGTTGTCGTAGGAGACGAGGCACACCAGTTTAAATCCAAGTCATTAATATCTATAATGACTAAACTTTGTGATGCCAAGTACCGTTTTGGATTCACCGGAACACTAGATGGGTCCCAAACTCATAAGTGGGTTCTTGAGGGTTTATTTGGTCCATCATATAAAATTATCAAGACAGATGAACTAATGCAAAAGGGTCATCTTGCCAAATTGGACATTAAAGTTTTATTACTTAAGCATCCTCCAAACAGGTTCGAAACTTTTGAGGATGAGGTTCAATATATTATTAACCACCAGAAAAGAAATAACTTTATAAAGAATCTTGCTCTTGACTTAAAAGGAAATACTTTAGTCCTTTTTGCCAGAGTAGAGGGGCATGGGCAACCACTTTACGATCTCATAAATAATAACAAAACTGGTAATAGACACGTATTTTTTGTTCATGGTGGGGTTGCTACCGAAGAACGCGAATTAGTTAGAGAAATTACCGAAAGAGAGAATAATGCAATCATCGTTGCTTCCTACGGCACTTTTTCTACTGGCGTCAATATTAGAAATCTTCATAATGTTATATTTGCTTCGCCTAGCAAATCAAGAATACGAAATCTCCAATCCATCGGAAGAGTCCTGCGAAAAGGAGAAAACAAAGTAAAAGCAACTCTATATGATATTGCCGATGATATTAGTTACAAGTCAAGAAAAAATTATACACTCAATCACTTGATCGAAAGAATTAAAATATATAACGAAGAAAACTTTAATTACGATATTGTAAACATACCGCTAAAAGACTGATGGGAGATGAGTTTTATTGTATTTTAAAATTAGTATCGGGTGAAGAAATTCTATCATTAATAATGATAGATGATAATGACGGAGATACTCTCATTGTTCTTCAAAATCCAGTTACAATGAGATCATTTCGAAATCATCAAGGGACATTTATAAAAGTTAAACCTTGGATTGAATTATCCAATGATGATTTTTTTATAATTAGACTTGATAAAATAATTACTATGACTGAAACTACAGATAAAAAAATAATTAAAGTATATGATGATTATATTTCAAATTTAAATGATGAAAGTATTGATATGTATACTCCTGCTGGAAAAGTAAAACTTTCAGAAAGTATGGGATATATTTCTTCAGTTGAAGAGGCTCGTAAAAAACTTGAAGATATCTTTAAAGATATTAAAGAAAGCTAGATTATTATCTTTAACGGCGACAAACCTAGTCTACTCATATTTTTACAACTTGTCAAGCTATTAAAATTTATGGTATAATTACTATATTATTAAAATGAGACAAATGATATGTCTAAAAAGAAAACAGAACATTATGTAAATAATAAAGAATTATTAGAAGCACTTATAGTTTATCGAACTAAAGTCGCAGAAGCAAAGGAAAAGGGTCTTACTAAACCAAAAATAACCAACTATCTTGGTGAATGTTTTTTAAAGATTGCTACCCACCTTTCTTACAAACCAAACTTTGTAAATTATATGTTCCGTGAAGATATGATTTCTGACGGAATTGAAAATTGTGTTCAATATATTCATAATTTTGATCCAGAAAAATCAAGGAATCCTTTTGCATATTTTACTCAAATTATTCACTATGCCTTCTTAAGAAGAATTCAAAAAGAAAAGAAACAGTTAGATATTAAAACCAAAATCATTGAACGAACTGGGTATGATGAGGTAATGATGATTGACGACAGCTTGCTTTCTGGTAGCAGTTCGGACTATAATACGATGAAGGACAATATCCAGTATCGCAGTAACCGATGAAAGTCGCAGTCATTACAGACACGCATTATGGAGCTCGCAAGGGTTCTAAGTATCTTCACGATCACTTTGAACTTTTCTATAAGAACGTATTTTTTCCTGCCCTAAAAGAACACGGGGTAGAGGCAATTATTCATATGGGCGATGCCTTTGATAGTCGTAAATCAATTGATTACCAAAGTCTTGAATGGGCAAAGAGAGTTGTATTTGAACCTCTCAAGCAATATGATGTTCATATGATTATTGGCAATCATGATTGTTACTACAAGAATACCAATAGCGTTAACTCTCCTAGTCTTCTTCTCCAAACTTATCCAAATGTTAAAACTTACAGTTCTCCACAAACCATTCAAGTTGGTGGTCTAAACATCTTGTTGGTGCCTTGGATTTGTAGTGAGAACTATGATGAAACTCTCAATCAAATTCAGAAGACTAAAGCAAAGGTTGCGATGGGGCACCTTGAATTGCAGGGTTTTCGTGTAAATCGTAATCTAATCATGGAGGAACATGGACTGGAAGCGAATATTTTTGCAAAGTTCAAAAAGGTATTTTCTGGTCATTACCATACTCGTTCTGACAATGGACGTATCTTCTATCTTGGTAATCCTTATGAAATGTATTGGACAGATGTGAATGATACGCGAGGATTTCATATTTTTGATACGGAAACCCTCACTCACACTCCAGTCAACAATCCTTATAAATTGTTTTATAACATTTATTATGAAGATACTCCTTATCAATTATTTGATGCTAGTGAGTATGAAAATAAAATTGTTAAGGTGATTGTTCGTAAAAAATCCAAACCAAAAGATTTTGAAAAGTTCATTGATAAACTTTATACTGCTGGAATTCAAGAATTAAAAATTATTGAAAATTTTGATATTCAGGAAAATGAAGAGTTTGAAATTAGTGAAGATGAGAATACTCTTACAATCTTAAATCGATATATTGAAGAGTCTGAATTTGAATTTGATAAAAATGTTATTAAAGGTATCTTTCAAGATCTATATCAACAGGCTTGCGAAGTAGAATAATGTTTCTTCTCACACTCAAGGATAGAAAAGACGATGGAGCATATGCAGTTCAAGATAGATATGGACATAAAGTTTTGTTTCTATTTGAAGAAGAAGATGATGCAACTCGTTATGCACTAATGCTTGAGGATCAAGAAGATGCTGAAATGGAAGTTGTTGAAGTAGATGATGAACTTGCCATAAAAACTTGTAAGATGTATAATTACAAGTATACTGTGGTCACTCCTGACGATATTGTAATCCCCCCTAAGAATGTTAGTATTTCATAAGATTAAATGGAAGAATTTTCTTTCGACTGGTAATAGTTGGACGGAAGTTGATTTTCAAAAACATCATACCAATTTGATTATTGGAACAAACGGAGCAGGAAAGTCTACGATTCTTGATGCTCTTACTTTTGTTCTTTTTAACAAACCATTTCGTCGCATTAACAAACCTCAACTTGTTAATACTGTAAATGAAAAAGATTGTGTTGTAGAAATTGAGTTTTCTATCAACAATAGGGAGTATCTTGTTCGTCGTGGAATTAAACCGAATATTTTTGATATTGAAGTCAACGGTTCAATACTTCATAAGGAGGCAGATGATCGTGCTAATCAAAGAATTCTTGAAGAAAATATTTTAAAGGTAAATTATAAATCTTTTACCCAGATTGTGATTTTGGGTAGTAGCACTTTTGTTCCCTTTATGCAATTGACGACTACTAATCGTCGTGAGGTGATTGAAGATCTTTTGGATATTCGTATTTTTTCTGCGATGAATAATCTTATTAAAGATAAGATTCGCACTCAAAAAGATCAGGTTAAATCTCTTGAACTTAAGAAAGAAAATCTTAAGGATAAGATGAAAATGCAGCAGAGTTTTATTGAGGAACTCGAAAATCGTGGTAATGCCAACATAAACACCAACAAGGAAAAGATTGCCAATTTAGATGCTGAAGTTGGTGTTTATATGACTGAAAATGCTCATACTGAAGAGCAGATTTTTACTTATACTAAAGAACAAGAGGAAGTTGTTGGTGCTGGAGATAAGTTAGTAAAGCTTAACAATCTTAAGGGTAAAATCTCCCAAAAAGTATCTGCTATTACTAAAGAGCATAAGTTCTTTAATGAAAATACGGTCTGCCCTACCTGCACTCAAACCATAGAAGAAGAGTTTAGGTTAAATAGAATTGTGGATGCTCAAAATAAAGCAAAGGAACTCCAACAAGGTTTTCAAGAACTTGAGGAGACTATAAAGTTAGAACAAGAGAGAGAGCGTCAATTCACAGTTCTATCCAAGGAGATTACGAAACTCAATCATGAGATTTCTCAAAACAATACTCGCATTTCCCTCAACCAGAGACAAATACGAGATCTTGAATCTGAAATTCAAACTATTGCCCAAAACCTTGCAAACAGAAATACTGAGCATGAGAAGTTAGAAGAATTTAAAGAAAATCTCCAAAAAACATTTGAAGACCTCTCAAAGAAAAAAGAAGAAATCGTTTATTACGATTTTGCCTATTCCTTACTTAAGGATGATGGTGTAAAGACGAAGATCATTAAGAAGTATCTTCCGTTCATAAATCAGCAGGTGAATCGTTATCTTCAAATGATGGACTTTTATATTAATTTCCATCTGGATGAAGAATTTAACGAAACGGTAAAATCACCCATTCACGAAGACTTTTCTTATAGTTCCTTCAGTGAGGGTGAGAAAATGAGAATTGACCTTGCCCTTCTCTTCACCTGGAGAGAAGTCGCCCGAGTCAAAAACTCCGTCAATACCAATCTGCTGATTATGGATGAAGTATTTGATTCGTCACTTGATGGTTTTGGAACTGATGAATTTCTTAAGATTATTCGTTATGTGATTAAGGATGCTAATATATTTGTAATTTCCCATAAGACAGACTTACATGACAAATTTGAAAGTGTCATAAGGTTTGAAAAGGTTAAGGGTTTTTCTCGTATGATGTCCTCACAAGCACAAGGAGAATGAAACTTCCAAACTGGCAACACCACTCCAAAAAGGAGCAGAAACGAAAACTCAAACCGCAGGCTCTCCGACAAGCAAAGGCACGTCGGCAGGCACTCAAGAAGCGTCTCTTTCACGGAGACGCTTCTTTTTTATAAATAATTAAAAAGTTTTGGAAAAATGAGAGAACAAGAAGTTAGAGACCTCTATGAGGCTTATCAGCAGGTTCATCAACCTCAAGAAGAAGTAGAGCAACTTGATGAAGAAGTAGTTGATGAGGCGATGTCTTCTTATGACAGAAATCGTCAAAGAGCAGCACAAAGAGCAGCAGCAAGAAATGCCGCAAGAGATGCAGGACAAACCGGAAATGTTCCTGGTGTAGGTTATGTTTCCCCAAGACCCGAAAGAGAAACTTACAGAGATTCTGCTGGCACAGAAAGACATAAGACTGGTGCTAGAATGCCTAAAAAAGAAGACCAGAAAGAATCATATGACCTCTTTGACACCATTCTAGAATACCTAGTTGCCGAAGGTTATGCCGATACAAATGAAGCGGCACTTGTGATTATGGCAAATATGAGTGAAGAGTGGAGACAGGATATTATGGAAATCTCACAAAAAACTGCTACAAAGGCATATGCCACCAGCTCAACTGGTGAGTTTGAGGGTGCGGATTCTCCAAGAGACGTAGAAAGAACTGATAGACTTAGGGGGCATATTAAAAGAAAGTTTGGTAAAAAGGCAGCAGAACACGCAGATAGAGCAGCACACTCAATGACCTTTGGACGCAAAGGTGCTGGTGGTATGCCCCCCAAACCCTGAACCACTTTTAAAACTGGCACACAAGAGGGTTTCACCACCCTCTTTTTTTGTATAATACGTTCATAAGACAAACGAACTCCAATGACCGTAAATTTTGAAGTAAAAGGTATGCTTGCCCGTCTTCTGGCAACGGAAGACCTGATTGTGGAACACAAGAAGGTTGAGACTGCCTGCTTTAACGTTCATACACGGGTTCTTACGCTTCCTATGTGGCAGAAGGCAAGCAGTGGAGTTTATGATATGTTGGTTGCTCACGAAGTCTCTCACGCTCTCTACACACCCGATGAGGACTGGACGGAGCAGGTTCAGGTGCCCCCACAGTTCGTGAATGTGTGTGAGGATGCCCGTGTGGAGAAACTGATGAAGCGTCGTTATGCCGGTCTGGCAAAGACCTTCTATGGTGCCTATCGGGAACTTCAGGAAGATGATTTCTTTCAGGTTGGCGATGATGACCTTTCAACCTATAATCTTGCCGACCGTGTGAATCTTTACTTCAAGGTTGGTAATTTCCTGACTCTTGAATTCACCAAGAGGGAGCAGGAAATCGTAGATATGATTGGTAAGGCAGAGACTTTTACTGAAACTCTGGATGCTGCCAAAGTTCTTTATGAATACTGCACTCAAAAGCAGGAAGAAACCATTCAACTTCCCAGTATTGATAATCACGAACAGTCTCCTGGATCTGGTGCTGGAGATAAATCCGAAGAACAGCAAGAACTTCTCCCCGAAGAGGAAGGTGAAGGTGGTGAGGATAAGCAACAAACCTCTGGGTCTGAGCAACAAACTCAAGGTAAAAAGTTTGACAACCAAAATATTCAACAGACTGGTGGAGAACACGCAGATCCGGATGTGAAGACTATGAGTTCTCTTGAGGAAAGCCTGAAGGAACTGGTGAATAACAACATTCAAGAAACTAATTATCTTGAACTTCCCAAACTGAATATGGATTCCGTGATTATTTCGAATCAAATTATTCACGAAACCTGTAAGGAAACTTGGCAAAATCAAATTTATGTGCAGGACAATGCCGACATTTTCGCAAATGTCGATACTGATTATGTGAATTTCAAGCGTTCGGCACAAAAGGAAGTAAATTATCTGGTAAAAGAATTTGAATG